TGTGGCGCGGTCGTGGTGGGGCGGGACGGTCGTGGGCGCGGTGAGGGCCGGGGGGCCGCCGTACAGGCTGACGTTGAGGGCGCGGCCGCCCTCGATGAGGCTGACCACGCGCGCGATCGCCGTCGGTGACCTGTCGGAGCCATAGCGGGGAGGCAGGTCATCGGGCACCGTCGAGATCAGGTCCATCACGGGGCTGCTCACACGCTCACCTCCACGTCGGTCTTCTGTGTGCCCTTGTAGGTGAGTGGCACCTCGTATGCGGAGACGGTCCCCCACATCGTTTTCGTGGACGCAGCGTCCACGGGCCGCGTCGCGATCTCGACGTGCGCGTCTAGGCGGATGCGTGGGTCCGGGGCGTGCTGGACGGGGACCTTGATTTTCTTCCTGACCGAGTCTGCAAGCATGGCCTCGGCTGTGCGCTTGGCCTGTTCGTAGCTCGTGATTAGCGGCGATGAGAAGAACCTTGGCACGGTGCCATATGGGCCATCGACTCGCATCGGCCCCGTCAGCTGATCGGCGATCGCCTGGAACGAGGGCGCACCCTCGTCAGAGCTTTGCTGCCCCCTAGCGACCACGCGGTTGTAGACCTTATCTCGGCTCACCGATGCCGCCACACCGACGACCGTGCCGTCCTCCCCATCCGAGAGGCGCAGCGCCGGCCGCGAGGTGGGCGGCGAAGTCGGCGGCGACAGATACATGATTCCGTCCCCGCCCTCGCGCACTGTCGCAGGCCAGGCTTTCGCGATCTCGTAGACAGCGTCGATGCGGCTCTCGCCCCAAGACATCGACGGACATGGCCTATCGCCGAGAGCCGGATCGATGATCACGCCGATACGCGCACCAACCAGGCGGCGCAGCTCTGACGCGAGCGTGCCCGCCGGGTCGGGCGCCATTGGCTCCGTCAGTCTGTCTTCCTCGAGGCGCTGCATCAGGCTCTTGCCCGTCACCCTGACAGTGGACGGGCCCGGCTCCACCGAGGTAATAAGGAACCGGCCTAGCTGAACCGTCCACCAGCCCGCGCCGACGAGCGAGCCGACCGTCATGCTCACATGGAGCACCTGCCCGTAGCAGCCGAGCGGGTGCTCTGGGTCCACGGGGTCCCAGTCTCGCCAGTCCTCCCCCTGCACAGCTCCCACACGGGGCACCGTCAGGGACAGGGTGCCCTGCACCTGCTGACCAGCGTCCCACGACACCGACCCATCTTCGACAGGCACCTCCCCCAGGTACTGCGACCCCAGCCACGACTCCACGGTGACAGACACCGAGTAGCCCGAGGTCAGCAGGTCCTCCGGAATCTGCTCGACGTCGGCCGGCATGCTCATGCGTCCTCCTGCCAGATAGTCCTGTCGAACTGATCCCACGGCCACCGACGAGCATCCAGGCCACTCCACGTCAGTCGGCGCTTATCGAAGTCGTTCCACGTCGACAACGTCAGCGTTGTGTTCGGCTGCGGCAGATCGACGATCGTGCCCTTGAGCTGCCAGATGCGCTCGGCGACGTCGAGGCGCGGCGCACGCTCCATCGATGCCGATGTCACCGACATGAGCGTCACTGGATCGACGTCGCACGTCCCACGCTTGCACTGCACGCAGTGGCGCGGGTTGTGGAAAAGCGCCACCGGCGTCTGAGACGCCAGAAGCGTCTTCATGGCTGGGGTGTCCTGCAGGTTCGTGCGAGCCGTGAGAGACACCGTGCCGCGCCCCATCGTGGGCGCATACACCACCAAGGGCGTTGCCCGGCCCGGCACTTCATGCTCCGTGAGGCGGAGCTTCAGCTCACGCTGGTCCGTGCCCTGCCACAAGAAGTTCACCGGCTTCAGACCCGCCGCGTCAGTCATCAGCGACAGGCCGCCCCACGAGCGGATCACCGGCTCCGACTCGACCGTGACGCCCCTCGATGTCGTCAGCCTGTACCTGATCGGCACGTTGATCGGTGCGAGCGGGTCACCAATAATGCGCTGTAGGCCTTTGCTCTCCCACACCCCGCCGCGAGGAGTCCACGTGAAGCCCGTGTCCGTGACACCCTCGACATAGCAGGATGCCCCAGCAGGCACGGCCGCCGGCGGAATCACAATCTGGACCCTGGGGGCCTGCCCACCGCCCACAATCGCGACAGGCAGCGACGACATATCGACGTCCGCCTCGACCTCCCGCGACGTCGAAACACCGCGAGCGCCGGTCCACTGGTGCGTGAGAGCCCTCGAGGAATAGCCGATACGACTCGGCGGGGTGTCCCCGTCGAAGAACTCCCCCGCTGCTGCCTCGAGTGCCTCGCCCGGGGTGGGAGCCGCGACGATGAGGACGTCATCGACGTACACCCAACCCGGCAGAGTGCCGCGCTCGGCCGCCGAGGTCGTGCGGGCCTCGAACCGAAGCCGCACGGCCGTCGCCCCCGATGGAGCTGTGAACGCCCAGACGGGGCGAACCCCATCCGCGCTGGCGGCCAACAGCGCCGGAGTCTTCTCCGTGACGTTGCGGCCGCCCACGGTCCACTCCGGGGAGACAGCAGCCGCAAGGCCAGGACTCGTGCGCACAAGCGCCGAGATCGCGACCGTCTGCCCGCCAGCGACAGTGACTGCCGTTGGCGCGGCAGCCGGCCCCTGCACACCGGGCGGCACGTCGATGGCCAGATACTGCGGAGACTGGCGAGCGTACCCGCCCCACGAGTCAGTATCCGAGCCGATCCTCACCGTGGCCGGAGCGATCTTCGCCCATTCCCGCAGTAGATACGCGAACGACGGATTGCGGCAAAGATTCTCACGAGCCACTACCTGCTCCTTCCAGCGAGTTGCTTACGGCGAACCAGGACGCCGGTGCTGATCGACTCCACATGCGCACGGAACGCTTGCCCGTCGTCGAGCACAAGGTTGACCTGCGCGCCATCGAACGACGGCACCGCGTTTGCTCCACTCGCCGCGAGCGCGGAGACGTCTGCCCACTGCCTCGCGGTGAGGATTGCCTCCCGCGTCCCCGTCTGGTTGACGGCTGCTGTGACTCCCGTGGGCAGCCATCCGCCGCGGTCGTACTTGCGAGCTCCGCCGTAGCGGCCGACGGTTGGCGAGCCCCAGATACCGGTGTGCCTGGCGTTGAGGCCGGGCTTTGGCTCCTCGATCATCTGGCCGCCGCCGGCGTAGATCGCGACGTGATGGGCAGGGGCTCCCCAGAAGAGCAGGTCGCCGGGGGCTGCTTGCGTCCAGGGGACCGGGGTGGAGCCGGACTGGTATCCGGCTGCCGTGAGGCGCGGCCACCCCAGGCCAAGCTGCTGAGCGGCCCAATACACGAGGCCCGAGCAGTCCAGGCCGGGCGGGATGGCTGAGCCGCCCCACACGTATGGGACTTGCATTTGTACGGCTCGCATTGCGGCGCCCACGAGTCCAGCCGATGAGGATTCCTCGGCCTTCTTCTTGAAGAATGATCCGACTCCTGCGAGGAGGGATTCGACGCCGCCTGCGCCGAGCTCGCCGATGACTCCGGGGGCGATGCCCTTCATGAGCCCTCGGACGGGCTCGGTGATGAGCTGTGCGATGGAGCCGAGCGGGTCGCGGAAGAACTCGCTCACGCCGCGTGCTGCGTCGGCGAACCATCCTGCGATGCCGCCACCGGCGAAGTGGGCGATACCTCCACCGGAGAAGCCGGCGGGGGCCTTGCCGGGAGAGCCGCCGGGGCGGCGCTTCGAGGCTGCGTAGTTCGCAGCAATGATCCTGCTCGGGCCGATCTGTCGGACGAGCTCGGGGACGAGGATTGCCTCGCCCGGGGAGAGCATCGCCGGGATCGTGTCATGTCCGGGGCTGTAGCCGGGGACGATGCCGCCGCCGGCGTACTCGGCGATCCGGGGGACCGTCGGGAGGGTGAGTGAGAGGCCGATCTTCGAGGCGACCGTTTCCACCATGGATTTCAGGCCATTGGTGTAGACGGTGTCAATAATGAAGTTCACCGGCTTTGCCGCGACGCTCTTCACCTTGTTCCACACGGACTCGATGGCTGAGCGCATGCCGTCGAAGGTGGAGGAGACTCCGCTCGACATGGACGAGAAGACATTCGTGACGCTGTCGTAGACCCACTGGACGGCTGCGCTCGCCGTGGACTTGATGGACTCCCAGACGCCCGAGACAGTGGAGGAGATGCCATTCCAGATTGAGGAGACGACACCAGCGACTGTCGTGAACACGGTGGAGACGATGTTCCAGACGGTGTTGATGTACCAGGTGACGCCCGCGACGATGAGATTCCACGCGGTCGTCACTCCTGTGGAGATCGCCGTCCACACTCCCTCGAGGAATGAGACGATGCCCCCGAACACCTCTGTGGCTATTCCGGCAATCCACTGCCAGGTACTAGCGATCTGCTCGAATACTGGCTTGATGACGCTGTCGTAAGCCCAGGTGAAGGCCTGACAGATCGCATCCCACACGGGCTTAATGACGTTGTCATACGCCCACGTGAAGACCGCTACCCACGCCTGTATGTAGAGCTTGATCGGCGTCAGGACAACGCCGACGATGATCGCGAACGCGGTCTTGAACACCGTGACTATCCCGTCCCAGACTGCCGTGATCGCCTCCCATGCTGTCTGCAGGGGCTGCACGACGTAGGTCGAGAAGAACCCCGAGACCCCGTCCCAGGTTCCTGTCCACCACGAGGAGATGGACTCCATCGTGGACGACCACGCCGAGCTGATCCAGTCCACGAAGCTGTGGAATGCCTCCGTGATCGCTGCCCACGCCTTCCGGCCTGTCTCCGTCTGCGTGAAGAAGTAGACGAGGCCTGCGACGAGTGCGGAGATCGCCGTGACGATCGCGCCGATCGGGTTCATGTTCATGACGAAGTTGAACGCGACCTGCGCGGCCTTCGCGAGGTTCGTGGCCTTGACGAACTGCAACAGCCCGCCGGCTGCCTTCACGGCGTTCACGGCGCCCATGGCCGCGCTCATGCCCTTGAACGCGGCTGTGCCTGCGACGACCGCCGTGATGAGCGGAGCAACGATGTCTGTGTTCTTCCCGACCCAGTCAAACACTGCCTTTAGTGCCTCGGCGGTTCGCTGAATCACCGATGGGCCATCCCCGCCGAACGCGCTGACCATGTCCCACACGCTCTGGGCGAGCGGAGCGAACGCGGACGCGAGGTTCGTTGCCGCGTCCCAGCCGGACTTGAGCATCTCCCAGGCGGCCATGCCCGCATCACGCAGGTTGAACAGGAAATCGACGAGACCAGAATCCTCTTCGAGGCCGAAGATCGGCCCCGAGAAATTTCCGTTGGCGAGGACATCCCAGATTCCCTGGATCGATGGCACGCCCACGTCCTTGATCCACGCGAACCCAGCACCGAGCGTGTCCGACATCCAACTCATGAAGTCGGTCAGCTGCGGCTTCGCGAGGTCGATCATGTCCTTGAAGCCGCCGACAATCGTCGCCTGCAAGTTGCCGGCCGCGTTCTCGATGCGAGACACATCCGACGCGGCCGCGACCGCGACGTCATCAAAGCCCAGCTGCAGGAGCGCCTGGTTGAATTCTTCCGCAGAGATTTGGCCCTCCGCCATGGCCTCACGGAAGTTCCCCGTGTAGGCACCCATGTCGGAGAGGGCCTGCTGAATCTTGCCGCTCGCGCCCGGGATGGCGTTGGCGATCTGATTCCAGTCCTGGGTCTGTAACTTGCCGGCACCGTTGACCTGGACGAGGGCGAGACCCAGGCTCTTGTATGTGTCAGCCGTTCCACCGGAGACCGCGTTCAAGTTGCCGGCTGCCTCGGCAAGACGGTCAAAGCCATCCACACTGTTCGCGGCGAGCTGGCTTGTAATGCCCTGAATGTCCGCGAGATCGTACACCGTCCTGTCGGCGTACTCCTGAGCGGACGCGCCGAGCCGCTCAATCATCGAATCATCGACGCCAGCGAAGCGCAGCGTATCGGCGAATTTATTCGTCGCGTCTGAGGCTGCGATGGCCTCGGACGCGAAACCGCCGATACCGACAGCCGCACCCAGGAGCGCGAGCGGTCCTAGCGCCGAGGTCACGAGTCCCCCGAGCGACGTCACGCCCGAGCCGACAAGACCGAGAGAGGAATCAACCTCGTGGGCTTCACGCTCAACGTTGTCGGCCTCGCGCACCCAGCCCTTCAGCGACGTCGTGAAGCGCTCCCAGTTGGACGGAGCCTTCGAGATACGCTGGTCAAGCGCCTCTGTCGCCGCCTTCGCACTGTCGGACGCGGCCTTCTCCTTGCGCAGAGAGTCCGCGTGATTAGCAGACGCCTGATCGGCCTTCTTGTTGGCCGCAGCCGACGCTTCACGCGCCGAGGCCAGCGCCGACTCCGCACGAGCAACCGCCGCCGAGTCAGCGGATGAGCTGGACCGTGCGGCGGCGAGCGCACGCTCGGCGCGCTCCACCGCAGTCGCTGCTGTCTCCTCCTCGGCGCGGGCCTTCGCGAGCGCCGCGGAGGACTTTTCCACCTTGGCGTGCGCTTCCTGCAGGGCTGCCCCGGCCTGCGCGGCCTCCTGACGAAGGCGCGCCGTGGACTTGCCCAGAGGATCGGCGATCGCGTTAACGAGGTCCTTGCCAGACTCGGAGACCTTCTCCTTGAATTTCTCCGCGTATTTCTTGCCCGCGTCGCCAGCCACCTGCGGGAGCTGCGTGGCCGTCGCATTCTCGATGCTCTTAAAGAACCCCCGCATCGAGGGAACCACATCGACATAGACAGTGCCTGCCTGATACACGCCAGCCACGCAGACCTCCTACAGGTAGATATTCAGGTTTCTTGCGGACTCCACCCCGGCATGAGAGCCGCGAGCGCCTGGTGGGCGCTGCGGTCTCGGACGCTCGTGCGCGCGTCCTCGAGTGCGATCGCAGTGAGGCTCTCGGGTCGTGGGTAGGTTTCTTTTCCTCCGAAGGCCGAGACCAGCAGGTCGAAGATGTCCTGCAGGACTCTGACCTCGGGGGTTTGCGTTCGGAGCTGTGCCTCGGTGTCGTCGTCGTCCTCAGCCTCAGCGATCGCCATCGCGGTTTCGATTGCGACCTCGGGGTCGTTGAGTATCGCTGCGACGGTTCGACTTGTTGAGGGCAGCTCGTCGATGAGCGTCAGCAGGAATCGGTATCGGCGTGCGCGGAACAGGGCGTATGTGTCCCAGCCCTGTTCCGCGAGGTCCGCAACGATCTGCCTCTCGTACCGTGTCAGGCGGTCGTAGAGGCGCGCCCTTCCCCCAGGGACCCGAGCGAGGCCTCGTAGTGAGTGGACGCCTGGCGCAGGAGGAGCAGCATCTGACGCAGAGTCAGATGCTTGGTGACGAATGCGGCGTCTTCCTCCGATAGCCACTTGTTGATAACCTCGGTGGCGCGCTTTCCGCCGCCGAGGTCGAGGAGGAGGTCTTCGCCGGCCTCGGGGCTCAGGCCCAGGGGGTCAGGGAAGGTCACGACGTGGTTGTTGAGTCCGAAGGTGAACGGGGTGACCTCTGCTGCGCCATCGAGGCTGTTGAGGGCCGAGAGCGTCAGGGTGGGGGTGATCTTGTCTGCCATTGGTGTTCTCCTAGTTGGTATTTGTCAGTTGTCGCGGCGCTGGGTGCTGGCGGGCGGGGCAGGCAGCGTCGGCGCGTCCGCTTCCTGCTCGTCGGGCTGGGCTTCTTCCCATCCCTGTGCGCGCAGAGTGTTTGCGTCGGCAGCGTCGTTGGTGACTCGCGTGAGTACGAGGTCGTTCCCGTCGTCCGTCTTGATCGTCTTCGTGAAGGTCAGCTGGTCCATGGTTGTCCTATCGACTGTGTTCTCCTGGGGTTGGTAGCGGGCGGGGGCCGGAGGGAGAACATCCCCGGCCCCCGCCCGCAGTATGTGTCAGATGCTGAAGCCCGTGATGTCACGGTGCTTGAGCATCGCCGAGCCGCCGTAGTAATTACGGCAGGCCGTTCCTGCGGCCTCGTCGGCAAATGCCTTGAACTCCAAGTCGCCGGTGATGGGGTCCGTCGCCTTCAGGGAGATCGTCGGCATTGAGACGAGCTTGGCTCGCGTGAAACACCAGCCCATCAGCCACTCGTCGTCGGCAGGGCCGTCGGCGGCGACGAGCAGCAGACGCTTCTCCGGGATGGAGGGGAGAAGCGGGTCATCGAAGACCACTTCTCCCGTGGTCGCGTTCGCCTTGACCTGCGAGAGATCAATGCCGTGCGTCAGGCTCAGCATCTCCTTGCGGAACAGCTCGAAGATGTTGAGCTTGATCGTCTTGGTTGCCTTGGTCAGGTCAGAGCGCACAGGCTCTGCGTAGCCCAGGCCGTCGACGTCGTCCACGGACACGTCAGGCGTGATCTCTCCGCCATCGGTCGTGAAGATTCCCAGCGGAGTCCAGTCCGCGGGGAGTTCCTTCATCGCGCCGCTTGCGCCTGTCAGCGCGTCCGGGACAGCGGCCGTGAGCGGTGCGACAAACGCCAGGACGTTGAGAGCCTTCCTGACGTTCTTTGCCTTGTTGTGCTTCTTCTTCAGTGCCTCAATGGTCGTCGTATCGGCCATATCAGGGTCCTTTCTAGATCAGATTGGTTAGCCGGTGGGACGTTGAGTGACTTCCACGCTGAGGCCCACCACCTCAACGACGCCATAAGCGGCGCGCACCCCCAGGCGAGACGGCACAGAAGCCTCATCCACCCACCCAGAGGCCCCCACCACAGGACGAACTGACAGAGCATCCACAACCCCATCCGCGAGCGCCTCCGCGCCGCCGACGCCTGGCCCTGTGGGGGTCTTGGCGTACACGTCGACAACGACGGAGGTGATGCGCTCGAATTCGAGGTCCTGGGATTGGGTCGCGTAGACATGCACGAGCGGCATCGGCCACGTGTCCGGGAGGCTGCCCTCCTGGATCACCCGTACTGTCTGCGCCCCCGTTGCTGAGGTGATCGCATCTCGTAGCACCTGGACTGGGTCCGTGTACTTCATGACCGGCCTCCTCGTCGTGCGCGCTTGGAGCCCGCGAGCTTCCCGAGTGTGTGGCGCCCGGCGACGCGGCGGCCGTCTGCGGTGAAGTGCCCGAATTCCACGGGCACGGCGTGCGGGGCGTCGTTGGAGACTCGGCCTGCAGCCCTGCGAGACGAGCCGTTTCGGCGCGTCTTCACCGTGGCTGTCACAGCCTCGACCTTGTACGCGTCCGAGAGCACACGATCACGTTTCGGGGCCGCCGCCTCGGCCGCAGCGCGCACCGCTTCGGCTTCGCTGACCATCGCGCGACCGATGCCCTCGGATTGCAGGAGAGCCTCAATTGAGACGTCATTTCGCGCGAACTTGACTGCCATTCCTCACCTCCGTGAGATCACGACAGTGGTGCCGCGCGGCCACGGCGAGGATGGCTCCTCGACCCTCCACCGTCCGCCGAGAGGATGCTCGGCCGGGACCCGAATGACGTCCCCAACGTTCAGCGTTATTCCCCTCGGGAGGTAGAGTGTCGCGGTCTCGTCGGCCCGCTCAGAGGCTGCCTGATCGAGCAAGCCCGGCACAGTGAACTGTCCCGGCGCGATCAGGCAGCCCCCGATGAGGCGCGGTTTGGATTCCTCGACGAGGTAGCCGTCCCCGTCACGATGGACGGTCCCTTCTACCTGGACCGGAGTTTTCCATTCCTCCATCACGTCAGGCCCCTCCCATCACCCACACGTGACCAGCGCTGCGCGGGCGATAAGCGTCCGCGAGCGCTTGGTCATCCGGTGAGAGGAGGGCCTGTCCCCCGACTGCCCAGGTGGCGTACTGGCGGGTCTGTGTGAACGGACCCGTCGTCTCGGTCATCTGGGTTGCGCCTTGGGCGGCTGCGTCAGGGATGAGGAGGATACGTCGCGCACTGTCCGCGAGCTGAAGTCGTACCGCTGCGGGGACCTCGGTGAAGCCTGCCGCGTAGGTGACGACAACGAACTCGTTCGCGGGCAATGCGACTTGGATGAAGCCGTGCCTTACCTGGTACGGGATCGACTGTCCGTCGTCTGCCGTGACAGCCTCGACGGAGACGAGCGGCGCCCGCGTGGGGACGACGCGCCCACCCGCGTCGACCTTCAGCCGGTGCGTGTACGTCTCGACGGTGAACGTCTGGCGTGCGCGCGCCTTGAAGGCCTCGCCGAGCTTGTCAGCGATGAACGAGGACCGCGCCAACTCCGAGTCTGTGAGGGGGCGGCCAAGAGCGGCCTCAATGTCCTCGACAGTTACCAGCGGAACAGGCATCGTCCCCCCTACTTCTTGGACTTCTTCGAAGTCTCCTCAGCAGTGTCGCCCTCGTCGGCCGGCATGTCTTCACTCGAAGGCGAGGCCTCGATGGGCAGCGCGTCCTCATCGGAGATGACCTCCTCGAGGATGCCTGCCGTGACCATTGCCGTGGCGACCTCGTCCGCGAGCTCGAACTCGATCCCGTTTTCTCCTCTGACCTGCATCACGCCGCCTTGAAGACCTGAATCGCCTTCGGGCGCAGGACTGCGCCACCGTAGACGTGAAGGCCGCGAACGCGATCCGCGAAGGTCTGCTCCGCGCGCATCGACTCGGTCTTCTCGACCTGCGACACATAGGCCACGGACGGCTTGTGGAACGCGACGGCCATCGGCTTCGTGTTATCGAGCCAGGGGCTCGTGACCACGTCGAAGCCCAGGAGACGACCGATCGTCGCCTCGCGGAGGCCGTCCGTCATGTTCGACTTGTCGAAGCTGGTGAGCTTCGAGCCGTCAGAGAGGAGGAACTCCTCGAAGGCCGCGTTGATGAGGAGCACGCGGTCCATGGCAGGGACCTTCTCGGCCGAGAGCTTGCCGCGCAGCTTCAGGATCGCGCCGTATGCGGTCTCCCAGTTCGTCGGGTTCGCGATGCCCGTGACCGCCGTGCCCCTGGAGGTCAGCATCGCGGTCAGGAAGGTCTCCGCGTCTTCAACGAGCGCGGCCGCCGCCGACTTGGTGTAGGCGTCGAGAGACTGGTTCGCCTGCGCGGCGTCGATGTCATCGACCAGGAAGTCGAAGCTCTTCTCCTGGTCAATGGTGATCTCGATGCCCGTGGACTCCACGGCATCGGGGACGGTCGTGCGCGGCACCTTAGCGCCACCAGTCCCAGTGACTGCGCCGGTCTTGTAGTCCTTCACCTTCACATCGACGATGCCGGGGATGTGAATCTTCGAGCCCGCGGTGAAGGCCTTCTCGTATTCGCGGTTCGCCATCCCGACGAGCACCGTGTCACGGCGGAAGTTCTCGAGGATGCTTGCCGACCACAGCTCCGGAATGAAATGCGTGAGAGTCATTGTGTGTCCTTTCTTGGCTCGCTTATGCGATGCCCATGATGTTGTTCAGTTGCCCGTCCTGACGGGCCTTGATGATCTCTGCGGGAGACATCTTCTTGAGGTCATCCCTGGTGAGCTGCCTGGCAGCCCTGATCTCGTCACCACGAACCCCCGCATCAGCCGCGGGAGCACCCTTGGGTACCTGCGCACCTCGCCACGCCAGGAGACGCTCAGCAGACGCCCTCAGCTCCTCCTCTGACGAGCCAGACAGCAGGTCCGCGTCAACGCCCGTCGCTGCCGCGACCTTCGCTCGCATCGCCTCGGCCTCCATCGCCGCAGCTCGCGCCTCAGCCTTCGCTGCCGCTTCCTGCGCCTTCTGCAGCTCGGACTTGCCCTGCTCCTGAGCCTCGTCATAGAGGCGCGCCTTTTCGGCGTTTTCCTTCATCCGAGACTCATTCTTGCGGGACAATTCCTTCCATTTCCGGGCCTCAGCCTCCCAGTCAACCTGCTGGGCCGTAGCCTCAGCGGCGGCTGCGGGGGTTTCCTGTGCGGCCGGCGCGTCCCCTCCCGTTTCTGCGGACGGGGCATCGACGAAGCGAAGGTAAGGACGGTGCGTCAGGTGGTTCTTCATGGTGGTTCCTCCCATTCCGGGTAGACGAAAGCCCCCACGCCGTTACGGCTGGGGGCTGGTTGGGTATCAAAAAACCGACCCGGGCATTACGTCCGAGGTCGGCTAGTTTGAGCATTATGTGAAAAGGACACCTGGGCTGCCCGAAGGGGCTGCCGGGATGTCCTCACCGCTAGGGTAGCACACTCACGGAATGTGGACAATATTTCCTGCATGATCTATGACAATCACTTGGGTAAGATGGCGACCCTGCATACCTTGCCGGACATCCCCGATCGATTTCTTATCGTCGAGTTCGCTACGGCGCAGATCGAGGACCAGGCGTTCAGCCTGTTTCCCCGCTCGCTTCATCTGCGAATCGACGGTGTTCTTGCCTTCCCCCGTGGGCGCTTTGAACTCCCAGACCTGCTGATTCATTTCCACGTCTGGGTTCTTCACACCTTTTTCGCGCGAATCTATGCGGAACAGCACGTCCACTCCCTCTTCCGCCAGGCGCAGCGCCGTGAGCACCTCATGCTCACTGGGCGCGTCTCTGACCGACGCTGCCGGGATGAACACCCGCCCGTCCCCATGCCCCGGATACCGGAATTCTCCGGGAATCCCCGTCACGTCCCCACCCTCATACTGAAGCGTCTTATGCCATTTTTCGGCAGGAACGCTCAGCAGACGCTTTAAACGATCAGAGTCATCCGGCGGTTGTGCCGTGGTCTTCTTCGGGGGCTTGGGAGGCTTAGGCGGCTCAGCCCCACCCGCCTTGGTCTTAGGCTTCGCCTTGGGCTGCGCCCACGACAACGTCGGCCCATACTCGCCGTGTTCACTGACCGTCAGGAGCTTCCGATAATCCGGAGTGCGCCCACCCCGATCAGACACCCCGAGACGGTCAGCCGTGATCTGGTGAACCTGTTCGAGCAAGTCCTCGTCAATCACCTGATTGACCGCCAGGCCCGGAGGAAGAGGCTGCACATCGCAGTCACACCCCGGGTGAATCGGCAGCAGGTCACCACGGTAATAGCGCTGCGTCGACGCAACCACACACAGGGCGCAATTCTCACGCCCCGTGAGCACACGCCGATAGAACTGCCCCTCCGCCGGGTAGCCCCTCATCGACTGACGAGACGCATGCACCTTCGCCAGCTGCATGTCCCCACCGATCAACTGCGTGAGCCGCAGCCGCCCCTCAGCCGCAGCCTGCGGCAGAGGCTTGCCAGCCGCGAGCGCGGTGTACACGTCGACGGCTGGGCGCCGGTAGACGACGCGCGGGTCGACGCCGCGAGCACCGCGTATCTCGTCCTGGTCGATGGACGGGAGGACGACCTTCCAACCGAGCTCGCGGGCGCACTGGGCGAGGTATGCGCGCGTCAGATCAGCTATGCGGAGCTGGCCTGCGGTCACTCTGGGGGTGATCGCTTGAATCATGTCCTCGACGGCGCTGGCCCTGTAGTGCGGGAGCGAGTCCCAGTAGGCCTGTCCGAAGGCGGTGATCTGCTGTCGGATTGCGTGGACCTGGCTGTCATACGCCTCAGTGAGGCGGTTGAGCGAGTCCAGGTCCGGCATTTTTACTTCTCCTCGAGTTTCGCTGACTGTGTCTCTGGGAGCCTGAGCGCGACGGGGACTGCGCCTGTGAATCGGATTCCGTCGAGGCCGACGACCTCCGATGCCGAGTCAGGAGCGACGCCGGCGCGGATCGCAGTGCCGAGGGCGTCAAACCTGAGTTTCAGGTCTGCTGGGTCCCCCCCGGACTCGGCGTTGCAACCTCGTCTGTCAGCTGCGGCTGCGGCTTGTCTTGGAGCGCGAATGCCAACGCGATCTGTTCCTCAGCACGGCGTTGCTTGTCCTGTGCGATCTGCTCAGGGCTGTATCCGAGGATGTTGCGCTGAATGGTTTCGAGCGCCTCTCCCGCGTTGCGTGCCTGGACGGCCGCAGCGTATTTCTCCGTGAGGGAGACAGCGTGCGGCGGGACGAACAGCACCTCCACGGTCTCTGCCTCGCCAAGGTCGATTCCCTCGACCGCGAGTGCCTTGACGATGAGGTAGGCGAGCGCGGGCTTGAAGCGCTCGATCCTGTCGCCTGCCTTGGAGAGGAGGGCCTTCTGGGGCTGCTCCGCTCCCGCTGCCGATTGGTTTGCGGAGTCGGGGAGCATTATCGAGAGGGGCGTTGCGGTCTCGGCGGCCAATTCGCGCCAGTCGTCCTTGGTCGCGTTGAGAATCTCGGTGATCTGGGTTTGCGAGGACTCCCAGATTTCCACGCCCGGGGGCAGTTCCCAGAGGGCGGCGGGCGAGGGCTCGAAGATCGCCTGGTAGTCGATCGCGTTCCCGGACTCATCCTCAGCGGGCAGGCCCGCCGATCCCTCAGCAGACTTGAGTGCGCGCTGTCGGAAGGCCTGCATCGAGATGATGACCAGGCGCTGCAGGGTCTGCCAGTTGATGCGGTCGATGAGGTCGAGGACGTGCTCGAACTCGCCCATTCCGAACCTGTTTTCGAGGACCACGACCGGGGGCGCGCCCTCGAAGGGCTGGACGCCACCGAGGTCGAGACGCCAGTCCCCGGACACCCGAGAGATCAGCTGCCGCGACTTGTCGTAGGCCGAGCGCGTGTAGGACATGCGCAGGCCCGGGGTCCACATCACAAGGTGGTCGAGGCCGGCCGCCTGGTCTCGCCATACCTTCACGGCCGCGAGCGCACGCCAGGGCCGGACAGGGTCAGGCTCGACGTACATGTGTTCGGGCCGCTCGTAGGTGACACACGCTCGGCCGTCCTCGTCCTGGGTGACCAAGAGGTAGCCGTGGCCGAGCGTAGCTGCGTCCCAGATCGCGTCCGAGAAAACCACTTTGAGGCGGTTGTCGCGCCAGATGCGTGCCGCTGCCTGCGCGGCCGGGCTGTCCTCACTGGCTCCGACCGTCACCCCGTTGGGGATGAGGCGATCCACGAGCGCGGACACGACGAGTTTGCCGGGGTTGGTGCGCGCACGCCGCTGGAATTTCAGCCACGCCTTTGCGAGGTTCGGGCCCATCTCCGGCAAGGGGGATGAACCGTTGGTGTATGAGCGTAGGAGGTCCGTTCGCGGGCGCTCCTTGTCCATCTTTGCAGTGAGGTAGGCGAGCCATTCCTCGGGCGTTTTCGTCATGAGGTGGGGCCTCCTCCCCCAGTGCGTGTTAGTAGAGCCGCCTTGGTGCGCGGCGGCTGGTTTGCTTGGCTGCGCCCTTGCCGACGGCGTCGAGTCCGGCCGTGTAGGCGAACATGGCGCCCCAGGCGGCGTCAATCTTCGAGTAGTCCTGGTCATCCGCCGGCTTGACGAGGACGTACCCCGATTGCCTGGGCGACTTGCGGGCGTTGAGCAGGTGCGCAGTGATCATCGGGTCACCGTCATACGTGATGCGTTCCTGGTGGATCGCGGACAAGAGCTGTGCGAAGTTTTCGCAGGTCTTGGCAACGTTGCGCTGCGGGTACCGGATTGGCTCGGACGCGCTGATCTTGGCTCGCAGGCGACGCGAGTAGCGTGCCTCCCAGCCCTTCACGTCCTGAGCCCATCCCGCCGATGGGTCCGCGTAGAAACCCACCACATTGAACCGCTCGAAAGCGTCGCGCACGGTCTGCTCGACTTCGAGGCGGGGCGGCTGCCAGCCTTCTCCTGCGGGGCCGTCTGGCTGGCTCCAAATTCCGACCTTGAACAGGTGCCGTTGCGTCACCGAGTAGCCGATCAGGACTGTGGCATCGGCTATGCCGATCTTCCGGCCTTCGGAGCCGTCGAAGCCGAGCGTGATCGGCTCGGTGGAGCTGATCTGCTTCGTGTGGTCTTCGATGGCTCGTAGCTCGGGCATCGTGAGCCATGCGTCCGACGCCGAGGTGATTTGGTTGAGGAAGTCCGAGCACATCCCTGCGGGATCATTATCCGGGTGCCAGAAGCTATCCGCGATACGTTCCAGGTCCACCCATCCGGGTTCGCACTCGGGCTCGTGGATGGCGCAGCCGCGCGGGTCGGCTGCCGAGTCTCCGTAGGCGATGCGCAGGCCATTGAGGAGCGATTCGCGGTCGGAAATGTCTGTGTCGAGCGGGGCCTCACGGTGGTCGTAGTACAGACCCCGCGCGGCTTCAGGCTTGACTTTGCCTGCCTGGATCAGCTCGTAGAATCGCGCCGTCGTTTCCGCGACCGAGCGCTCACCGATCGTGTAGGCGTTGGGGGTCTCGATCGTTAAGCCCCCGAGTTTGTCGGCATTCGAGCGTAAGGTCTTCGCCAGCTTCGGGCCGCCGTTCGACGGCAGCCACGTTTCTGTCTGGTCCATGACGGCCATGACGGCTTTCGCCCCTTTGACGGACGTCGCGGACGACGTGCGCTTTTCGATGCGGCCGCGACGCAGAGCCACGAACGAATCCATGGGGTCGAGGCCGTACTCCGATTCAGCCGGAGAACCACGCAGCATTTCCAGAAGCGGGTCCCAGGTGTTCGCCGTTTGATCGTCCGTCGTCGCCGTGACCTGCACGATAGGGGTACGACGCGTCGACCACGGGACACCGACCGGCTGGCCGTCTGAGTCCCACCCGTCGCACAGCACCGGCCCCATAGCTTCAGCGCAGCAGATCGCCGCGAGAAAAGGACTCTTGCCCCACCCACGCGGACGCGAGAGCACCGCGCGCTGCTTGACGCGACGGCCCGTCTCCGGGTCCAGCTCATACAGCCTCGCGAGGAACTCAATCTGCTCCTGCGTCGGGACGAAGGGAACGTGCTCCTCGCTTTCGTCGTCACGGTCTGGCATGAGGAGGAACTCCATCATCCAGTCCGCGATGTCGTATCCGAGCGTCGGGAACTCGTCGTCCTCGTCGATCGGTTGCCAGGGCACGCTACACCGCCCTCAGCTTCTTCTGCCGTCTGCGCGCACGCGCAGAAACGGGCACCACATCATCAACGGAGGTATCGGCGTCGTCTTCGAGGTTATCGGCCACCGCGAACTGAATCCGGAGCCTGGCACGGTCCTCGGGCGTGGCCCCAAACTTCGCGACACGCAGCCTGAGTTCGCCGGCAACTCGATAATCGCCCTTCCAGTACAGGGCGTGCAGGTATGCGGTGTCGAGCAGGAATGACCAGTCTGTTTCCGTGTACTCCGTGCTGAGCGGGGATTCTCCCCACATCTTCCACCAGCGGCGAGTCACCGTCGGCCATGTGAAGCGCTTCTTCCTCGGCTTGCCGTTCTCGTCGAGGACAACTTGCTCGATGACCGGCAGCGACGGCTGCTCGACCGGCTGCGCCGTGATGATGCGCAGGACTTGGGGGTCCTTATTCCGGCGAGCTCGCGAGCCCTTCGGCTTCGGCGCGGGGCCACGACCAGCCATAACCACCCCCGCCTATCCGCAGAATACCAACAAATTATCCGTTACAATAGGAGACGTGAGGACATGCGAACACTGCTCGGCTCCGCTCAGACACTGGGCGCGCGCCGACGCGCGCTTTTGCTCGACCCGATGCCGAGTCGCTCACCACCGCGCCGCACAGACGCATGCCCCGCGAGCGCTACCCGCCGAGCTCATCAGCCGCCCCCGATGGGTCAACCACCTCAACAAGCGCCCGCTGTGCTCACGTACCGGCCGTTGGGCTTCAGTGACCGACCCGAGCACATGGAGCACTCATGCGGCTGCGAGCGCGACTGGCGCTCCCCTGGGGTTCGTCCTCGGGGACGGCATCGGCTGTATCGACCTCGACGGGTGCCTCGATGAGCACGGCATCCCCAACGAGGCCGCTCGCACTCTTCTCGCGTACTACGAAGGCTCCTACGTTGAGGTCTCGCCGTCTGGGCGCGGGCTGCACATCTGGGGGACGGCTGCCCCGCAGCGTGGCTTCAAGCGCATGTGGCGTGGACAGCGGATCGAGTTCTATTCGCAGGGGCGATACATCACCGTCACGGAGAATGTGTACCAGGACGGCAGCCTAGCACCCCTCTAAATTCCCCCACGCCCTCACCCCGCCGCCCGGCGTTTACGTTGAGCTATCAACGCTTGTAGACAGTTGATATTTCCCCAGACCCGTACAAACAAAAACCGACAGCTCTTGACGGTGTTCTGAACGGGTGGGGAGGGGGTCCCTGGTGGGGGTCTAGTCGATGAGGCCGGGATGCTTGCGCTTGCGTGGGGCGTTTCGTGCCCGCTCTGCTGCTAATGCGGCCGCGGCTTCTCGCTGAGTCTTTCGCTTGTGATGCCACGAGCACAGCCACTGCAGGTTCGTCGCTCGATGATCGTCACCAGGCTCGACGTGGTCGCACTCGGCACCAGCTGCAGGGCATCGTGTCCCGTCATGCAGGAGGGCTTCGCATCGTCCGCCTGCGCGGGCGCGGACGAAGGCGCGGCGCTCGTCCCAGTCAGGCGGGAGCCGCGATGCGCGATCGCTCGATGACCAAGCCATGACGCTTCATCCTCTCGGAGCTCGCCGGTCCGGCGGGTACGCGAAAGCCCCGGGCGGTAACCACCTCGGGGCTTGTTCGACACTTCTGCCGTTGGCACAGATGTTACAACTGCCATGCGGCTCTGTCAATCAACCTTCGCCTGGTTCGCGTGTCGTGTCGTGCAGCGTCGGCGTGACGAGGCCGCAGCCTCTAGCACGTCCTCGACGGCGACCCATACGGAGCCGCCGACCTTGACCGACCGCACCCGTCCTGCTGCTGCCCACACCCGGACCGTTGACGCGGGGAGGCCGGGCACATGCTTCGGCACATCGCACTGTCGTTCCCACTCCTCCCCCGCCACGATCATGCCGAGGTCTCCTCGGTTTTTGCTGACATGCGAGCGACCAGGACCGACCAGGCGCGTAGGCGTTCCCAGTCCTGGGAGGACAGGACGCGCCCGCAGGAGATGCGCGAGCAGGTGACCTGTTCTTGCCCGCCGACGACTCGGACGGGCGTGACCACGAGCGAGTAGGCGTTGCACGACGGGCAGGCGATGTCCTGCACGCGCCGCTCTGGTTCCTCGACTGCCCACCTCGCGCGTGCGCCGGCATCGAGCCTTGCTAGGTCGGCGAGCATCTCGGGCGCCCACGGTGCGGCCGCGACACGGTCGAGCAGTGGATCAAGCCAGCGGACGAGCTCAGTCAGCGCCGCAGGGACACGGATGCCGACCGGCTCTGCCTCCACGAGGTATGCCTCGCCCGTCTCCGAGTCGATCTTGCGACCAGGAGCAGACCACCACAGGCCGGACGGCCGAGGAGCCTCCACGCCGATGTGCTCGCCTGCCTGGATACACCACGAGGCCAGCGCCGCCGCGAGCTCGTCTGCGGCTGCCCTCTGCTGCGGGTACAGCGAGGACGAGCCAGGCGGGCGACCACCGCCAGAGGATGAGACCGCCGGGGGCGCGTCGTCCCCGCTCATCAGCTCACCGACGAGGGCAGGCATCGTGCGGACGACGGCTTGAAGCCGCCCCCAGCACCTCGCACACAAGACCCCGACGTAAGCCGGACTCGGGGCGCAGCCCCGGCATGAGTCATCCTGGCAGTCAGGAAGATGCTCACCAGGCGACGCACACCCGGATGAGCACACGCGGTTCAGCACGGCTCCTCCTCGATGCAGAAACGGCAGGGCACGTCGGCCCCATGGATCGGACACACGGCCTCATCGTCCACCGGGGGACGACCTCGCCACTGGTACCAGGGAGACCCCCACTGCCCACCCACCTGTGGGCTAGGAGCATCCCCTGCCAGACCAGCAGGTGAGGGGTTGGGCATGGGCTGAGAACCTTCAGGGGAAGCGCCAGGATTTCTCACCTGACGTTTGCGCCGTGGCCTACGCCTGCGGGGTGAGGCAGGTTCACCCTGCCCGGCCCCGCCAGTCTCCCAGCCAGACCCTTCCCTATCTAGTTCCCTGCCCTGCCCCTCCCTGCCCTGACACGCGCGTGCGCGCGTAGACACCCGCTTTGCTGCCGTCGCGGCAAGATTTTCCTTCTCTTCCGCTCTCCTCTTCTTTTCTTGTAATCAGGTATCTGCTTTTCCACCTCACTCCC